GGACAAGTTTGAAATACACACTTTTATAAATACTCTTAAAGGAGTATTATATGGAAAAGTACGGGATTGTTTATATTTGGAGAGATAGTAAACACAAAAGATATTATATTGGTGCGCATTGGGGCACAGAAAATGATGGTTATATTTGCAGTTCTCCTTGGATGAAACGAGCTTATAAGTTAAGGCCTAATGATTTTAAGAGAAGAATATTAACTAGAGTATATACAAATAAACAAGAAATGTTTGATGAAGAAGCCAAATGGCAAAACTTTATTAAAGATGAAGAATTGCGGATAAGATATTATAATATAAGAAGACATGGAGATAAACACTGGTCATCAAATCCTAATACTTCCTTAACAGTAAAAGAAAAAATATCTAAAGCTAATAAAGGAAAGCCATCGCCTAATAAAGGTAAAAATCTTTCTGAACAAACAAAAGAAAAAATAAGTAATAATACTAAACGTGGCATGGCCAAAATGGATAAAAGTTACCGTTGGGATAAAGACTATAGAAAAAAGATAAGTATTAATGGTAAACGCCTTCAAAAAGAAGGCAAAATAGGAATGTTAGGTAAAGTGCATTCTAACAAAACAAAAGAAAAAATGAGTGTATCTCAATCAGGATCAAATAATCCAATGTATAATAAACCCCATGATGAAGAAGCAAAAAGAAAGATTTCTGAAACATCAAAATTGATGTGGGCTAAACGTCGCATGGAGAAGTTGTAATGTTTGGAAGAACATGGAATCACGACAGTTTAAGAAAATACATCATCGTATTTGGCACTGTCTTTAACGACATCTATATCAATCGCCTCAGCTCGACCGGAGAAGTACTTCAGACTCTGAAAGTTCCTTTGACTTACGGTCCAAAAGACAAAATACTTTCGAGACTTGAACAAAGTCCGAGACTCGATAATCAAGTTGGCATTATTCTTCCTCGTATTTCTTTTGAAATGACGACTTTAGAATATGATTCTACTCGTAAACTAAATACACTCAATAAGTTGACGAAGCAATCTGCGACCGCGGGCACTGATGACGAAGTCAAGTATCAGTATCAACCTGTTCCATATGACATGCAATTTGAGATGAATATCTTAGTGAAGAATGCAGAAGATGGCACACGAATCGTAGAACAGATCGTTCCTTACTTCACTCCTGACTTTACAGTGAGTGTAAATCTTGTTCCTGAAGTCGACAGCGCTCGCGACATTCCTATTATTTTAAATAGCATCTCTTCTCAAGATCAATACGAAGGCAGCTTTGAGCAAAGAAGAGCGCTGATATGGACACTTAATTTTACTCTAAAGGGCTATCTATATGGTCCTACAAAGAAATCAAAACTGATTAAATATGCTGAAACAACGTTCAGGCTTCCTGAAGATGTAGCCACAGGAAACACTGATAATACCGCAAATACGATAGTCGTGGCTTCGAGACCCGGACTTACGGCGAACGGAGAACCTACTACCAACACCGCTTTAAGTATTTCATATGAAGATATTATAAGTACAGATAACTATAGTATTATCAATACAATTACTGAGAATATCTAATGAGCAATGAACTTGATAAATTTTTAAACATCGCTGCAGGTGAAACTCTTCCGGCTGTGATTGAAAAGAAAATTACTACACAAGCAAATGCAGACTTTGAGTTTGCTCGCGAGAATATGATGGAAGTCATTAATAAAGGGCAAGAAGCTCTCTTCGAACTGATGGATGTGGCGAAACAAAGCCAACACCCAAGAGCATATGAAGTGCTTGCTGGAATGATGAACACCATGGTTGGAGCGAGTAAAGATCTTCTCGATTTACAAGTCAAAAAGAAAAAACTGATGGAAGATGATCCAACTGCTACCGCCCAACAAGTGACAAACAATCTTTTTGTCGGTTCAACTGCCGAGTTACAGAAATATCTAAAGCAACATAAAGATGGCGAGTGAAAATTACTTAGGTAATCCTCGATTAAAAAGAGCCGACACAAAGGTCGAGTATACTCCAGAGCAGGTTGCCGAGTATATCAAGTGCTCTGAGGATCCGATCTACTTTATCTTAACTTATTGTAAGATTGTCAATATCGATAAGGGTCTGATCATGTTCCCGCTCTGGGAATTTCAGAAAGAAATGATCCTCGCCTTCGAAGAGAATCGCTTCGTCATCTGTAAGATGCCACGTCAGGTTGGTAAGACGACGACTGTTGCGGCATATCTATTATGGAAGATCGTATTCAACGAAGAATACTCGATCGCTATTCTGGCCAACAAAGACAGACAAGCGCGAGAAATCCTTGGTCGTATTCAGTTAATGTTCGAGCATCTTCCGAAGTGGCTTCAGATGGGTGTGACCGAATGGAATAAAGGTAACATTAAGCTCGAGAATGGATCTGAAATCCTTGCTTCTGCTACTTCATCTTCTGCGATTCGTGGTACTTCTCAGAACATGGTATACCTCGACGAGTTTGCCTTCGTTCCGACCAATATTCAAGACGAGTTCTTTGCTTCGGTCTATCCTACCATTTCATCTGGTCAAAGTTCGAAGGTTCTGATTACTTCGACTCCGAACGGTATGAACATGTTCTATCGTATTTGGACAGAGTCTGAAGAAGGTCGTAATGCATATGCTCGAGTCGACGTTCACTGGTCACAGATTCCAGGCCGCGATCAAGCCTGGAGAGAACAGACGATCAGTAATACGTCTGAAGATCAGTTCAGACAAGAATACGAGTGCGAGTTTCTTGGTTCTTCGAACACTCTGATTCATCCTACCAAACTTCGTAATATGGTTTATAAACAACCGATTGCTCAAGCAGACGGTGGACTCAAGATCTATGAAGAACCAGAGAAAGATACAATTTATGCGATTGTAGTTGATACTGCTCGAGGAGCTGGAGCCGACTATTCTGCTTTTATTGTCGTGAATGTATCAACGATGCCATATCGACAAGTGGCCGCATTTCGAAACAATCTAATATCTCCATTGATATATCCAAACATTATCTATGGTGCCGCAGTCAAATATAATGATGCTCTTGTTCTTGTGGAAACAAATGATATTGGACAACAAGTCGCAGATATTTTGCACTATGATCTTGAATATGACGGAGTTTTGGTGACTGCCAATAACGGCAGAACAGGACAAAGTTTATCAGGTGGTTTTGCTACCACTACACATTACGGAGTCAAAACATCAAAACAAGTCAAGAGAATTGGTTGTGCCACACTCAAGACTCTCGTCGAGGCTGACAAGTTCTTAATCTATGATTATGATACCATCTATGAGTTAAGTCGTTTCTCACTCAAGAATACCTTAAAAGGAAATCAGTCTTACGAAGCTGAAGATGGTAACGATGATATGGCCATGTGTTGTGTTCTCTTTGCCTGGTTGACTACACAGCCATATCTGAAAGAGATTACAAATATTGATATTCGTATGCAAATTTATGAGCAGAATGAAAAGATGCTCGAACAACAAATGCTACCGTTTGGATTAATGAGTACAGGCGATGACGCCCATGACGAAGAAGTCAACGAGTCATTGTTTGATGGTGGACCGAAAAATGATTTTTGGGTGGCGCAAAAGCGCGGGTTTTTTGAAGGAAATTTTTGATATGAAATTAAATATACAATTGCCTCAAATACCCTAATTTATTGAAGTTATAAATAAAGTAAATGCAACTTACATGACTAACCTTTAAAGGGAGATAACAATGGCGTTTCAAGTCAGCCCAGGAATCAATGTTTCCGAAATTGATCTTACAACTACTGTTCCAGCACTTGCGACTACGGTCGGAGGTTTTGGTGGAGTATTTCGTTGGGGACCAGTCGGAAAGTTCGTTCTTGTAGATTCAGAAAATACACTCGCAAACCGCTTCGGTAAACCGACATCGGATAACTACGAAACGTTTTATACAGCAGCTAACTTCCTTTCTTATGGAAATGCTCTGTATGTTTCGCGTGCCGCTGCGACGACAGGGTTTGCAAATACTTTAACTTTTACTCTCGACTCAGACACTTCGCTTGCTTCGAACGGCGCAGCGCTCGGTCTTACAGTCGGTGATCTTGTACAAGGCGATGGCATTCCCGATGATACCTTCGTCACAGTTGCAAACACCACAGCTATCGCTCTTTCGAAAGCAGCTACTACAAGTTCTTCTACACTCCTTTCATTCTTTGCTAATAGTCGCGTTTTATCTGCTTATGCTGGTAACACAGCGACAGTCGTGGCATCGAACGTCGTAGTAAGAAACTCTGAAGAATTCGAAAATAAAGGTGCAGCAAATGCAACTTTCGCTGGAACAGAGTTTGTAGCTCGTTATCCCGGTTCGCTCGGCAATTCTCTCAAAGTTTCGATGTGCGACAGTGCAACTCAGTTTACTGAATCAGTTACATTCGAAACTAATACTACTTACGGCTCAACAACTGCAAATACATATGCTCTTGCAGATCTTACAAGTGCTACGATGTCGATCACCGTAGGCAGTAACACTGCTAACGTCGTGTTTGTATGGTCGGGAGACGATTTCGCAGATCGCGTAGCAGCTGCTACGACAGCACGAACAGTTGGATCGAATGGCGTATCAGCTAACTTTATCTCTTTGGCAACTGCAAATACACTCTTTACGAATAATGACGCAGTATGGTATGCAAAGGGAGCTTCTTCGACTGCGAATAGCATTCAAGGTCTATCAGAAGGTACATCGTACTTTATTAGCGCAGCTAATACTACTGGGTTTTCTCTGTCGCTTTCTTCTGGAGGATCTGCAGTTGCTATTTCGAATGGCGCAGCTAACTCAGACGTATACTTCACGAAGCAAACAGCGACCGATCTTGGTCTTACGCTCGCTCAAGCACGTCTCGCAGTCACAGCAGTAAAAGATAAGATTTCTGTAGGCGATTACATCGAAGTTGGTAATACAACGGTTGGCAAGCAGAATATGAGAGTCGTTTCAGAAGGTGCACAAGCCGATGATGGTACAAATATCTTCTTCAACATCGTTTTCGATTCGACTTGGAACAAGTCGACCAACTTTAGCGGTACTTCACTGAAACGCCAGTGGGAATACTTCAACGTTGTAGAATCTGCCCCCGGCGTATCTTCATCAATGACAAATGCAGGTCGTACTATTACTGATGAAGTTTCAGTTGTTATAGTTGACGAAGACGGTCTGATCAGCGGGACACCTGGTCAAGTTCTTGAAATCTACCAAAACCTTTCACGTGCAACAGATGCCAAGAAAGATGACGGTACAACGAACTATTATAAGACTGCAATCAACGACTTCTCACGTTGGGTTTGGGCTACAAACGATCGCGACGGTGCAGCTTCTAACACGCTGTCAACAGTTGCTAACTCTACTAACGCGACAACTTATACGAAGTCATTCGTTCGCGGTGCAGATGGTGCTACAGAAAGTACAGTTTCGATGGCAGCTCTTGGTTCTGCCTATGATCTCTTTGCAGACGCAAGCACAGTCGATGTTTCTCTACTTCTTCAAGGGAAGGCAATCGGAACGAACGACGTTCAGCTAGCTAACTATCTGATCGATAACATTGCAGAAGTTCGCAAGGATTGTGTAGTGTTCGTTTCTCCTGCATACTCTGACGTTGTAGGTATTAACGTAGAAAACGAACAAGCACAGAACGTTGTAGACTTTAGAAATCTTTTGCATAGTACTTCATATGCATTCCTCGATTCTGGTTACAAATATCAGTATGACAAGTATGCGGACGTATATCGTTACATTCCTTTGAACGGCGATATTGCTGGTCTTACAGCTCGCAGTGATAGCCTCAGAGATCCTTGGTTCTCTCCTGCTGGATTTACTCGCGGTCAAATCAAAAACCTTGTCAAGCTAGCATTTAGCCCAGGAAAAACTGAAAGAGATCTTCTGTATAAGAACGATGTCAATCCAATTGTCACTTTCCCTGGTCAAGGTACAATACTTTTCGGAGATAAGACTCTCCTTGGTCGTACTAGCGCATTCGATCGTATTAACGTACGTCGCTTGTTCATCGTTCTTGAGAAGGCCATTGCCACAGCTTCAAACTCTACTCTGTTTGAATTCAATGACGAATTCACAAGATCACAGTTTGTGAACTTAGTTGAGCCATTCCTTCGCGACGTACAAGGTCGTCGTGGAATCGTTGACTTCCGTGTGGTTTGCGACGAGACGAATAACACTGCTGAAGTAATCGACACCAACCGCTTTGTTGGAGACATCTACATCAAGCCTGCTAAGTCGATCAACTTCATCCAGCTAAACTTCGTCGCTGTCAGATCTGGTGTCGAATTCACTGAAATCGCTGGCCAGTTCTAATAAATAAAATAAACCTAGGAGGAAAGTAAATGGCTTTTAATATCACTGAAATGAGAAGCCAACTAGCTTTTGGCGGTGCAAGACAAAACCTGTTCCAAGTGGATATTTTTAATCCTGCGAACAACTCAGGGGATGCAAAAACAAGATTCATGTGTCAGGCAGCTCAGCTGCCTGGCTCTGATCTTGGAGTCATTCCGGTGTTTTACTTCGGTCGTCAAATGAAGTTAGCTGGTGATAGAACATTCGCCGAATGGACAGTTACGATTATTAACGATGAAGACTTCTTGATTCGTAATGCCATGGAAGAATGGTCAAATAGAATCAATCGTCTACAACGTAACGTCAGAGAAATTGGTCCTGGATATAAGTCACAGGCCACAGTCACTCAGTTTGGGAAAGATGGCACGAAGATCCGCACTTATGATTTTAACGGAATCTTCCCAAGCAATATCAGTCCAATCGAACTTGATTGGTCTACAACCGATCAAATCGAACTGTTCCAGGTAACGTTCCAATATGACTATTGGTCAGTTGGTCGTACTGGAACGACAGGTCAAGCCGGCGGTGATTAATAAGTAAGGGGTAGTCATTACCCTTTACTTTTTTTGTTATTTAAATTGGAGAACCCATGGCCGAGTTATTTGGTTTTGAAATTAAAAGAAAGCAAGAAGAAAAAGCGCTTCTATCATTTGCCCCAAAACAGGATGATGATGGAGCGCTTGTTCTTGCAGAAGGTGGCGCTTACGGTCAATATGTTGATATGGAAGGTTCTATTCGAACCGAATCAGAACTTGTTTCGACATATAGAGAAATGGCTCAACATCCTGACATTGAGTTGGCAGTCGATGACATTATCAACGAAGCAGTTGTTATTGATCCAAAGAAAGAAGTTGTATCTTTAAACCTTGACGATTTAGAACAGCCAGACAAAGTCAAGAAACTTATTCTCGATGAGTTTAAAACTGTACTCGAACTTCTTGAATTTAATCAACACGCCTATGAGATCTTTCGGAAATGGTATGTCGACGGCAGAATATTCTATCACTTGATGATCGATGAGAAGAAGCCGAGAGAAGGAATTCAAGAACTACGTTATGTAGATCCTCGCAAGCTTCGTAAAGTCAAGACTCAGAAGAAAAGAAAAATTGCCAAAGATTCAAACGTCATTGTTCCGATGGCCGGCGAAGAGTTTTATATCTACAATGAAAACGGCTTTGGTAAAACTCCGAGTCAGCCGAATTATCAAGATCCTACTACACAAGGTATTAAGATCGCAGTCGACTCGATTGTCAACGTATCTTCTGGCCTTGTCAATGTCAAAGGTGACATGGTTCTTGGTTATCTGCAAAAGGCGATTAAGCCACTCAATCAGTTGAAGGCGATGGAAGACTCATTGGTCATCTATCGTATCTCACGTGCCCCAGAACGCCGTATCTTTTATATCGATGTCGGCAACCTACCGAAAATGAAAGCTGAGCAATATCTTCGTGATATTATGACTCGCTTTAAGAATAAGATTGTGTATGATGCTGGTACCGGAGAAATCCGTGACGATCGGAAACATATGACCATGCTCGAAGATTTCTGGTTACCTCGTCGTGAAGGTGGTAAGGGTACAGAAATTACTACTCTTCCAGGTGGACAAAACCTTGGACAGATCGACGACATTGTTTACTTTCAACGTAAGCTTTATAAAGCTCTGAACGTTCCGATCTCTCGTCTTGATCCTGAACAAGCTTTCAACTTTGGCCGAGCCACTGAAGTGACTCGTGACGAAGTCAAGTTTGCAAAATTTATTACACGTCTTCGTACTCGATTCTCAGAAATTTTTAGTAAGATTCTTGAGAAACAATTGATTCTGAAAGGTATCATTACCTCAGAAGATTGGGCCGAATTTAAATCTAACTTTAAGTATGAATACTCTGAAGATAATCATTTCGCCGAGTTAAAGAACACAGAAATTCTTCGCGATCGTATCTCAATGTTACGTGATATCGATGACTATGCAGGCAAGTATTACTCACATGAATGGATTCGTCGTAACGTTCTTTATCAGACAGAAGAAGATATGGAAGAGATCGACAAGCAGATTATCGAAGAAATGGATAATCCGCAGTATGCTCCACCAGAAATGGGGCCAAGTGGAGAACAGTTACCACCTGAAGATGCAGGCACTGAACCTACTCAAGATCAAACTCCTCCGACCATCGGTAAATCGAAGGCTACTTCTATTCCGAAAGTACCAGATTTAGTAGGAAAATAAATACATTATAAATAGTAAAAAGCTTTTTGGAGAATTTATATGGACATTGACGAACTGATTGGAGCAACCGTAGATCAACAGCCGACACGGTTTGCAAACGCATTCGACGCAATTATGCGCCAAAAAATTAACGCGAGATTAGAAGACGAAAGCGTTGCATATGCTCAGCAGATGTTCGCTTCAGACGAACCCGAAGACGATGACAATTTCGCAAACGAAGATGATTTGGATTTTGATATCGATGACGAAGAGTTCGAAGATGAGTTCGAAGACGAAGAATTTGATATAGAAGATCTCGATCTAGAAGATCTTGACCTAGAAGACTTAGACACAGAGGAAGATGACGATGGCGAAGACGCTTAAAGATTTCTTAAATGAAAGACAGCTTGGGCCGATGGTCGTCAAAAATCCTGACGAACAGAAGTTCATCGACAAACATGTAGTTGCGAAGACTGCTGATCGCAACGGCAATGACGATGAACTCTTTAAGGGTTCGAAGGTCAAGATGGCCGATCGTCCAAAGCACCGTAAGGGTTACAATCCTGGCGAAGACGAAGAAGTATACGAAGCACTGAAAGGTGCTCAGCACAAGATCGATGCCAACAAGAATGGCAAGGTCGATGCTCATGACTTCCACCTTCTTCGTAAGAAGAAAAAAGTTGCAGAAGCAATAGAAGAACTTGAAGAGCTAGATACAGCAACTCTTAAGAGCTATAGAACAAAAGCTCGTGCTCAAGGCAATGCTATCGTCGATAGGATGAAGATAGGTGGTGGGGACTGGTCAAAGGATCAAAAGAATACTAAGACTCTTCGTAAGAGATCAGCCGGTGCAAACATGTCTGGTAAGCAACTTGTAAAGCGCGGCGAAAGCTTGAAGACTGAAGAAGCTGATGATCCTGCTTTAAAATTTAAATTACACATGGCTAAGAAAAGACAAGAAATGCAGAAAAAAAGTCTGCTAGCCAAAGAAGAAGCCGAGCAGATTGATGAGCTTTCAAAGAAGACTCTGGGTTCATACGTCAAGAAGGCAGGTGTAAACAGAACACACATTGCTAGTAAACAAAAAAGTGTAGATGATGCAATGACAGGTGTTAGTGCCGCTATGCGTTATGTTAGTGACACCGATAACTTAGACAAATCAAGAAAACAGTTGAAGAAGGTTTCTAATCGTTTAGATAATAAAGACTTTAATAGACAACAAGGTATCAGTAAAGCTATTGATCGTCTGACTAAAGAAGAAGCCGAAGGACTAGACGAACTTTCGCGTGGTACTGTACAGCGCTACTCAATGAAGGCAAAGTCAATTGCTGATAATGAAGGCGGTAAGGATCGATCGAAGGGACGCGAGCTTGCTGGACGTAAGAATTGGGGAGGTTCTGTGAACGGTGTTAAACCAGCTCGTGTTCCTTCTACTAATGAAGAAGCCGAAGGACTAGACGAACTGTCTAACGCTACTTTGGGTTCATATGAGCGTAAATCTGGATCAGATAGAAATAGAGATGCTGGCAACCAGATGGCCAAGCGCAAACTATTAGGCACAAACAAAGTCAAGGTTGCTTCAACCGAGATGAATAAGAATCGTCCAAAGTTTGAAGAAGTCGAACAAGTCAAAGAAAAGCTCGACATGAAGAAAGCTTCGATGGGAACCGTAATCAAGGATTTCCAAAAGTCTGATGCTCCTCAGTTTATGGGTAAGTCACAGAAGAAACGCCAAGTCATGGCGATCGCTGCTAAACTTTCAGCACGCGATGGCAAACCACTCAATAAAGAAGAGCGTCTGCTTATTAAGCTCGCTGATCTTGCAGAAACACATCAAAGAACGATGATATCGGTCTTTGAAAAACTCAACGAAGATAACCAATATGCATTTATGCAAGTCTGCGACACCGCAGACGGCATCGAGCAAATGTTAGACTTCTCAATCAGTTACAGAGGTGAATAATGGCCGTTACGATTACATCAAATAAGAAAAATACATCAGCTGTTATTCACGTCTCTGCTGCCAACACCACGATTAAAGTGGCAGGCAATAGTATCACAACTAACGTAGATGCAACTGCTACATGTCTTGCACTCGGTAACGAAGTACTTACTGGCGCTTATATTACTCAAGTATTTTGGGGACTTGATGTGAACGGTACTGCTATTATTAAGCGTGGCACAACACCAGTTGCTGTGTTCGCTGCTGCTGGATATGTTGACTATGCCGGTTCAGGTATGGCTCTCACTGTCGGTCAAACTGCCAATCTTACTATCGAGTTCGTAGGTACTGCGAATGGCTACGTCTTACTTGAAGTACAAAAAGCTGGTACTCTTCCAACAGAATATCTCGGATAAGGTAAGAACATGAAGCTAATCACAGAAGTTGTTGAAGATCTCAAATGTATCACAGAAGCTCGTGAAGACGGGAAGAAGAACGTATACATTGAAGGTATCTTCTTGCAAGGAGGCATTAAGAACCGCAACGGTCGTATGTATCCTGTCGAAACTCTTGAAAAAGAAGTCAATCGTTACGACGAGTCTTACATTCAGAAAGGCAGAGCTCTTGGCGAATTAGGTCATCCTGATGGTCCGTCGATTAACCTCGATCGTGTATCTCATATGATCACTTCTTTAAAGAGAGAAGGCACCAATTTCGTAGGTCGCGCTAAGTTGATGGATACTCCAATGGGTAACATCGCCAAAGGTCTTATTGGAGAAGGCGTAAAGCTCGGTGTTTCATCCAGAGGTATGGGTTCGTTGAAGCTAAATAAAGAAGGTATCAACGAAGTTCAAGACGATTTCTATTTGGCCACAGCTGCAGATATCGTAGCCGATCCATCTGCTCCAGATGCATTTGTAAATGGCATTATGGAAGGCGTAGAATGGGTTTGGCAAGATGATCTGTTAGTTGCAAAGAAAAATGCACAGAAGATGTTAGAGCAAACTGTGCAAAATATTGAAGGCGCATCTTTTTCGAAACAGCTCGATGCTAAAAAGTTTGAAATTTTTGAGAACTTCCTCAATAAAATTTCTAAAATCTAACTTAGAATAAATAAATAAAATCTACAAGGAGTCAAAAATGTCAAATAAAGATACGAGTGAAATCGTTCAAGACGGTATCGATGAATCTGCTGGTTCGGAAACATTGAAGCCGAATCCAACACGCGCAGAGATGTTAGCTACTTTTAGTTCGCTTCTTGCACAATTGAAGGGCGAAGATCTTTCGCACTTCTTTAACGATTCAATCAAGCAATATAGTGCTGATGGTGTTCCTTCAGCGACTGCTCCTGGTGGAGCTCCTGGTATGGGCAAAATGCCGATGCCTACGCTGAATGCAGTAAAGGAAGACATCAACGAAGTATTTGATGGCGAAGATCTTACTGAAGAAGCAAAAGAAAAGTTTTCTACGATCTTTGAAGCCGCTGTTTCAGCTCGCGTTTCACTCGAAGAAGCTCGTCTTGAAGAAGCTTACGAAGGTCTTCTCGCCGAAGAAGTAGAAGAAATCAAAGAAGAGATCACTACAAAAATCGATCAGTATCTCGATTATGTAGTAGAATCGTGGATGGAAGACAACAAGCTTGCTGTCGAATCCACATTACGCGCCGATATTGCAGAGAACTTCATGGAAGGTCTTTACAATCTGTTTGCAGAATCATACATCACAGTGCCTGAAGAGAAGCTTGATGTAGTCGGCGAATTGAAGGCACAGATCGAAGAACTTGAAACAAAGTTCGACGAGTCTGTAAACAAGCAACTAGAACTACAGTCAGTCATCGATGAAGCGACAATGGAAGCCACATTCGACGAAGTGACCGAAGGTCTTGCTGCTACACAAGTAGAAAAGCTTCGCACTCTTGCAGAAGGTATCGAGTTCACAGATTCTGAGTCTTATGTAAAGAAACTCAACATTCTAAAGGGCAAGTACTTCTCTGAGAAGAAAGAAATTAACTCTGGCGTTATCACAGAAGAAGCGACAGAAGGCCTTCGCGAAGATACTAAACCCGTAGCAGTTGGTGAAATGGCAAACTATGTCAGCGCGATTTCAAGAACCAAAAAGTTTTAATTTTATAAATAATAAACAAATCCTAAGGATAAAGGGAGAATACAATGTTAGCTGAGGAACTAAACAACAAGTGGAAGCCAGTGCTCGAGCACTCGGATCTTCCAGAAATTACAGATTCACATAAGCGCCTTGTCACAGCGACAGTGCTTGAGAACACAGAGCGCGCGCTTCGCGAAGCTGGTGGCGGGCAGCAAATGCTTGGCGAAGGCGACGGTCACGTCAACTCCGTAGGCAGCGGCCAGGTTGCAAACTTCGATCCAGTACTGATTTCGCTCGTACGTCGTTCGATGCCAAACCTGATTGCTTATGACGTTTGCGGCGTTCAGCCAATGAACGGTCCAACAGGTCTTATCTTCGCAATGCGTTCACAATACGCAAACTCGACAGATTCAACTGCTGGCGAAGCTTTCTACAACGAAGCCAACACAGGTCACGCTTCGCGTCTTGGCGCTGGTCTTACAGCTGCTAACACTGGTGCTGGTTCAACAACTGCAGTTGGTGCTAACACAGTTGGTACAGCTCCTGATTCATCGAACAACGCAGGTAACTCAGTGTATAACTACACAATGGGTCTTCTTGTTGGTTCGGCTGAATTGCTCGGCGCGAACAGCACTTTCATCTTCCCGGAAATGGGCTTCTCAATCGAGAAGGTTACCGTATCTGCAAAGACACGTGCTCTGAAGGCTGAATACACACTTGAACTCGCACAAGATCTGAAAGCGATTCATGGTCTCGACGCAGAATCAGAACTTTCGAACATCCTTTCAGGTGAAATCCTTGCGGAAATCAACCGCGAAGTTGTTCGCTCGATCATCATCACTGCTGAAAAGGGTGCATCTGAAGGAACCACAACTGCTGGTATCTTCGACCTTGATACCGATTCAAACGGTCGTTGGTCAGTTGAAAAGTTTAAGGGTCTTCTGTTCCAGATCGAACGCGAATGCAACCAGATTGCTAAGCAGACACGTCGCGGTAAGGGTAACGTAATCATCTGCTCGTCTGACGTTGCTTCGGCACTTCAAATGGCTGGCGTTCTTGATTACGCTCCTGCGATGAACACATCGTCACTGAACATCGACGACACAGGCAACACATTTGCTGGTGTTATCAACGGTCGTATTAAGGTCTATATCGATCCATACGCTGGAACAAACTTCTTGGTAGTAGGCTACAAGGGTTCGAATCCGTTCGACGCTGGTCTGTTCTATTGCCCATACGTTCCACTTCAGATGGTTCGTGCGGTTGATCCAGGTTCGTTCCAACCGAAGATCGGCTTCAAGACACGTTACGGTATGGCACCGAATCCATTCGCTAAGGGTACTACAGCTGCTTCGACAACTGCAGTTCTTGAGCAAGATTCGAACAAGTACTATCGTCGCGTTCTTGTTAACAATTTGATGTAGGAGTACCTCCTAAATTCAAGTAATTATAAATACTCCCGGGGGCAACTTCGGGAGTATTTTTTTATGCCTAGTAAATATGGATTTGTTTATATTTGGTACGATCGTAAACACAAAAGATATTATATTGGTTGCCATTGGGGATCAGTAGATGACAGGTATATATGTTCGTCTCGATGGATGAGAAAAGCATATGCTAGAAGACCTCAAGATTTTAAAAGAAAAATATTAGAAAATAATATTGAAGACCGATCAGCATTATATGACCGCGAACAAAAATGGTTAAATATGATTAAACCCGAAGAAAGAAAGATTCGATACTACAATCTTCATCTTTCTTCTAAAAAACCGTGGCATCAATATGATGAACATATTAAAACAGTAGGTCAAAAAATATCTAAAGCCAAAAAAGGTGTAAAGACTGGACCAATGACTGAAGAACGTCGACGTAATATAAGTGAAGCCAAAAAGAAAGGATTTGCAGATCGAGGAGGAATGACTGACGAGCATAAAAATGCTTTAATAGGAATTAAGAAACCTCAACATACTGAAGAGTGGAAAAAACAAAATAGTGAAAGAATCAAAGAACAGTGGGCTAATGGCACACGAAAAAAAACATCTAAATCAAAATCAGTATCTATGACAAAAGAAGAACAAGGCAAATTGTGTTCTAACCAATTAAAATCAAGATGGGCAGATCCAGTGTGGGCAAAAAACCAGCGGGCTAAACTAAAAGAATCGTGGAAAATCAGAAAATCATATATAAATAATACATAAAGAGTTGGTATAAAACCAACCACTAAAACTGGAAGGGGAGTCGAAAGGCTCCCCTTCTTTTTGGCATGTACAATATATAAATAGTGTGTATAATGGGTATTGCAGCCAAAGGAAAGATATGACAGCCGTAAATAGTATAAACAAAAACTTTCTGTCACCTCTAGGCTATAAGTTTACTTTGGCACGTGCACCAGCGATTAGCTATAATGTACAGAACATTCGTTTTCCTGGAGTACAGATGAGCAACGGCGAGAGTCCTACTCCGTTCGTTCCGATTCCAGTCACAGGCAAACTGACTTATAGCCCGCTCGATCTGACGTTTCGAGTGAATGAAGATATGACAGATTATCTCGAGATCTACAACTGGATGGTAGCGCTCGCTTCTCCAGTAAGTTTCGATGGATATAAGGCTTTACGGAATTCTCAAGTTGGAGGTACATCTACTTTATATTCGGATCTCAACTTACAGATTATGAATAGTAGCATGAACTCGAATATTATGATAACTTTTTATGATGCATTTCCAATCAGCATTGGAGATATTGAGTTTAATAGTACAGATACTAGTGTCAATTATATAGAATGCAGTGTAGAGTTTAAATATCTAAGGTATGATATCGAAGTTTTATAGGATTTAGTTATGAAAATTGATGACATTTATGCAGAATGGGAAAAAGATTCCCAGATTAATCGCTCTGAGCTCGGCGACGAGGCGCTCAACATTCCAAAGCTTCATCACAAGTATTTTAAGATCTTTACACATGAGCGTCTGCTGCTTCGTAAACAAGAAGTCGAACTGAAGCAACTCAAGCTCGAGAAGCTGGAATTCTATACTCTCGGGCCGACAGAAGAGTCTCATGAGAAAGGTTGGCGTTTGCCACCTCAAGGTAAAATACTCAAATCTGAAGTGAATAACTATATCGAAGCAGACAAGGATATGGTGAATCTATCGCTGAAACTCGGCATTCAGCACGAGAAGATTGATCTCCTTGAATCCATCATCAAGTCTCTCACTGCTCGTGGTTTTAATATTAAGGCCGCAATAGAATGGGAAAAGTTCAAGGTAGGTATCTGATGTATTTTTATCAAGCACAATGGTGGGATGATGGCAATCAGTTTGGAAAATTGCGACAAACTCGTGAAGAAGCCATTGCCGATCTGGCTGCTATGGGTTGTCCGGTAGACGAACTAGTCGACACTGGTTTACATGTGCCAATGTATGATCCTGGTATGGGATACGGCATTGCAGTCACTAGAGTTTAAGAATGGCAGATGTCCACCTAAAATTTATTAATAGTGTCCACGTCAAAGTGGAAGCAGAACCATCGACTATCATGGAATTGGCAGACGAGTTTACGTTCTATGCAGAGAATTATAAGTTCCATCCAAAGTATCGAGCGAGAATGTGGGACGGCAAAATTCGTCTCATCAACAATCTGACTGGATATGTATACTCGGGTTTAGCAAGACATATTAAAAAGTTTTGCGATGCTCGAAACTATACGTTCTCGTTTGACGAAGAATTGTATTATGATGGAGTATCTGAGCACGAGCTAAGAGAGTTCATAAATACTCTTGGAATTCCTGAAAAGTATGCCGTTCGAGATTATCAGTTTGATTCAATCTTGAAATGTATTCGATCGAATCGAAGAACATTGGTATCGCCGACTTCTTCTGGTAAATCTCTCATGATCTACATTCTGATGAGATGGTATCAAAAACATAAGGCTTTGATCATTGTTCCTACGATTGGACTGGTGAATCAGATGGAGAGTGACTTTCGAGATTATGGATATACAGGCGATATTCACATGTCGACTCAAGGTTTGAGTAAGGCGAATGATATTGAATGTGATATGGTCGTGACGACGTGGCAGTCATTGAACAATGGTAAGAATAAGATGCCAAAACCTTGGTATCAACAGTTTGGAGTCGTATTCGGAGATGAAGCACATGGAGCAAAAGCAACTTCGCTTATACAAATTCTTAGTAGTCTTACTGATTGTAAGTATCGCTTTGGCACTACTGGCACCCTTGATGGCACACCCCTCAACGAAACAACAATCGAAGGTCTCTTCGGTCCAAAATACAAAGCCGTTAGCACAAAAGATCTTATGGATCAAGGATACGTATCCAAACTCAAGATCAAGTGCATCGTCCTGAAGTATAATGAATCAACTAGCCATGCAGTCAAAGGAAAGACATATCAAGAAGAGATCGATTTCCTCATTCATTGCGACGCTCGAAATAAATTTATCAGAAACCTCAGTCTCTCGTTAAAAGGTAATAAGCTTGTTTTCTTTCGAATTGTGGATCATGGTAAAACACTCCATGATCTCATCACAAGAAGTACTGATCATAATGTTTTTTACATCGATGGCTCTGTTAGCGGTGATACTCGAGAATCGATACGAAAGGCGATCGAAGAAGAAGAAAACGCCATCCTCCTCGCCTCTCTAGGAACGACATCGACTGGAGTAAGTATTAATCGATTGCATCATATGATCGCAGCATCT